CCCAATCCCCATTATTTTCGGCAAATACACTGGCACAACTGGCGGAATGCTGGTGGCACCCAGGCTGGTGTGGTCCCGCGCCTTCAGTCTCGGCTCTCAGCAATCGGTAAAACTGCTGTTCGTTGTCGGTGAGCAAGGCCTCGGCGAAGGCATCAAAGCGCCAGATCTAACCGGCATTTTTCTTGGTACTACACCTCTCGATGCAGTTTTTGATCATACGTTTGCCTTTTACTGGAAGCGCAACTCAAATAGTTTCGCTCGTGTAAGGGGCGGAAACCTTCTTTACGGAACCAGAGGCAAACCAGACTCAGGCGACATTGAAACATCAGACGACGTATATCTATGCCCCACACGTAACGCAGCCCAAGACACTGGTTTCTGCCAAGCATATACACCAAGCAGCACAACACAATTCGGCGTCTATTCGGCCATTGCCAACGGAACCAACTATCGAGTCAACTGGAAAGTAATTGCCGTACCAGTTTTAGAGGGCAACAACAGGGATGACCCCGATAACGACCCAGGTCGCGCTCTCCTACTGGAACGCATCAAAATCGCGGGTGACTACGGACTTACCGGAGACGGCAGCACTCCCAAATGGGTAGAGGTACTTAAGTCAGGCCAAAAAGGAGTCGGCCGAAACTATGGCCGCCGCATGGGCATTGTCTCGATCAACGGCATAAAAGTAACAAGCGGTGAAACAGAAGTCCGCCAAGTCGCTGTGGGCGATCGAGCAGTTTTTCGCATTGAAAAAGGTCGCTTACCTACTAGCACTTATTACTTCAAGCAAACAAAAAGCACCCAAGTAGATGACATCAATACAGAGGTGTTTGAGGGTCAAAAGGAAGCCGACGATGCAATGCAGATCGGCGAAACCTTCATGATTGGCCGCACTGTCTGGGTGGTCGAAAGCAGAGCACTGGATATTTTTCGCGGCAGAGATGACGGCGAGCAGCAAGAGATAACCCTTCGTTGCATCGAAATTTTCGGCAAAGGACCGCTTAGCGCATCAATCGGTCTGATCAGCCCCCGGATGATCCGACGCGGCATCTACAACGACGACAACGGCAAGACCAATGCACGCAACGGCCTGGGACTAAACGCAGGCATCAATTTCTACCCAGTGCTGCGTTTTGCCATCGGCGTGGTTCGCAACAACCGCGCTTGCGATAGCACCGAAATCGGCATTCGCAGCCAGGTCTGGCAAAAGTCAAACGGGCTTTGCAATTTCGCATCTCTACCCAGCCCCAAGGAGTTGCGTCGCGCAGAAGCAAATCAGGTGTCACTCCAAAGCGGCACGATGAGCAACTACATGCGCCGCACTTCGGCATTTGCAATCTTCCTCCGACCTGCTGGTACAGACGCCCAAGGTAACGAATATGCCTGGGAGCCACTGGGCCAAACTTTTTGCATCAGCGGTCGCATTCCGCAAGACCAGTTCAACTACCTGCGACTGATCCATCCAGAACAAGCGCAGTTTGAGTACCGGTTTGTACCGAACCCTGGCGCAGACATTGCAAGACGTTTTGACGACGAAGACCGCTTGCTGCTACTGAATGCCAAGAACGGCGGCCCAATCGGCGAGCAGTACCAAACCCCCTACGGCACTTTCACGCTCAATACAGTCGGCGAGTACACAACAGCTGGCTCGGTCAAATTCAACCGCCAGATGGCCACCGACGCCAGGGTGACGGAAGAACGCATCAACGCGACAATTCCAAGCTCTGTCGAAATTGAGAACTACATCCCAGACATTGAAGGAGCAGATGTCACGGTCACCGAGGTCGCGTTTTTTGATTGGCTACCTGACGGAGTAAGCGTTGGCCGCGCTGGCGCAACCTTCTACGAATTCTTCGGCAAAGCATCTCAGACAGGCCTGGTCCGCACCTACCGCCGAACAGTAAACCTGGGAGATGGCAGATCAGCAACAATCTTGTTTACCGGCGTTGTTGACCGGACATACCCGATTAACCACCCATTTTTCCCAGGCTTCCGCGCCTGGAGCTTTCAAAGCATCACGGTAGAAAGCAGCAGCGGCGGTTTTAACACCTCGCAAATTTTCAACGTCCAACTGGATGTGTCACCTGACAATCCTCGTGCGCAACCCTACGGACTAACTACATGCGGCGTTCGACTGCAGGTCAGAAACACCAGTCAAAACATTCCACCTAAAGGCCGTCAGTCTGGCTGGGAATACGAAATCCTTGGAGACCAAGAGCAGTACGCACTCGGCGATACAAACTCAGCAGTTGTTTCGGGAGTTTCAGAAGCAGGTAATGCAATTGAAGTTCGCGTACAAGGCGTCATCAAAGCTCGCGGCGGAGACAGCCTCAAGAAATTTCCGGGTCAAACAAAAGCCTGGGAAGACGTTTCTTACACCGTCATCCCAGAGGGAACCGAAGGCACCTGGAGCAAAGGTGAGTATGTGACTATTACCGCAACAGTAAGCAGCGACAACCCCTTCAGAAAACCTGGTACAGACGTTGGCGTTCGCCTCCGCACGCTCGGCATCCAAACAGTAAACATCCCCGAATCTCGTACAGCCGAACGCATCTTTGAGGCCAACAGCCAAGTTGCCGACCTGAGTTTCTACAACTCTCTACTCACCAAAAGCAACGAGAGCAGCCCGGAGCACGAGATTGTTTACGTCAACGAAACCATCGCAAACGAAACACCGCCCCAGTACAGCAACCTTTCTTTGGCAGGTCTATCCCTAAAAGCCAGTCAGAATTTCACTTCAATCGATCAGATCCGCTGCTGGCTTGGTGAAGGTATTGAAGTTCAACGCTTCCTACCATCAGAAGCGGGAACCATCGATTCCAGCAACAAATTTACTGACCTTGTTTACTACCTGCTTACCGACAAAACAGCTGGCGCTGGTGGCGTCGTAAGTTCGAATCTTATTGAAACGGCAGAGCTTGCAAAGACAGCCACCTTCCTGGAACAGAACAAACTTTTCTTCGATGGCGCGATCGACTCACCGATAAACCTGCGGCAATTTATTGCAGACACCGCTCCCTATTTCCTGTGCTCTTTCGTAATCAGCAACGGCAAATTTAGCTTGGTGCCGGCACTGCCTTGTGGTCCTGCTGGTGACATCGTTGACAAGCCAATCGAAGTGAACGGTCTGTTCACCTCTGGCAACATCTTGGAAGACTCTTTTGCTGTGGATTACTTGCAGACAGAAGAACGAAAAGATTTCCAAGCGATTGTGCGTTACCGCAAAGAAAGGAAGAACCAGCTGTCTGAGGAGGCAACACTGAGTGTTCGCTGGGCCGAAGCTGGCAGTGACACGTATCCGATCGAATCTTTTGATCTGACCCAGTTCTGCACGTCACGCGAACACGCATTCTTGGTGGCCCGCTACTTCATGAGCATTCGCCGCCGCATCACCCACTCAGTCCGGTTCAAAACAACACCGTTCGGCATCGCACTTTCTCCCGGCGACTACATCCGAGTTCTTACAGAAGCCAGTCCTTACCAGCCCGCTAACAACGGTGTCGTTGGCGCGGATGGAACAATTACAGCAGCCACAACCTTGGTCGATGGTCGCTACAAAATCCTCTACGTCACCTCTTCAAACGAGGAAGTGCAGACTGGAGAACTGACGGTCACAAACGGCAAAGCGGTTGATCCTGACCTATTCAGCATAATTTTCACAATCGACTCTCCGACAGTCTCCAGTAACACCTATGCAGTGGAGCAGCTAACCTTGGACAGCGAAGGCCTGGTTGAAGTGCTGGCAACTGAGTTTCCAACCAGCAGTACGTTTAACAGCTTGATCGTGCAGGACGTACTCAGTCCAGCCAGCTTCATCGTTGAGGGTTGACCATGGATTTTCCTGCACTTGTACCATCGTCCCGTAACTACAGCTTAGGCGACTACGCAGTTCGCACATTCCGTTCGCAATCTGGCGCTGAAAGCAGAATTCTGTACGGCGACACCAGATTTGGCGCCACACTGGAACTGCAGTACCAAAACATCACAGACAAAAATGCCCAGACATTCGTAGGTCACTACGAAAATGAGAAGGGCACTTTTGGTACTTTTGAGTTGCCTCTTCGTGTTCTTGAGGGCTGGAGCGGCAATAGCCAGCTAATTAGCACCGGCTACAGAAACCAGCGAAACAGCATTGCGACATACATAGACCAAAACGGCTTTATCGTTACCGCTCAACCATTTGAAACCAGATTTAGCTATGAAACCCAGACCGGGCACCCTATTGGTTTGCTTTTAGAGGACGAGGCTACAAACTTTTGGAAAAACAGTACCGATCTTCAAATCGGTTCGTTTAGCCAATTTTGGCCTGCAACCGCCTCCGATCTACTGGGTCCAGATAACAAGCTAGAAGAAGTAACTAAATTTAGCGCTGCTGCAGACAATGTACAGACATTATTTTTGAGGCAGTTTGACCAGTACGCTCCGGGAGATTATACAGCCAGTATTTATATCTATGTTCCCAAGCAATCTTCAATTCCAGGCTGGAGAGTAATTGTCGATTTTACGGATAGTGCTACTGACAACAGCGCCAGTGAAGATTACTTAATTTTTGACAAGTGGGTTAGGGTGTCTTTGCCGGTAATTGTTACGGCAACACGAACTTTTCTAGACTTTAATTTGTTTCCGCTTGTCTCACCAAAGTTTGGAATGCACTTTTACGCTTGGGGCGCGCAGCTAGAAAATAATTTGACAAGCAGCTCGTACATTCCTACCTCAGGTAGCGCCGTAACTAGGCAAGCGGACAAGCTGCAACCAATTGGATCATGGCGTTATGCCGAACCGCCAGAAATTACCAACGTGCGCCCTGGCGTCAGTAACGCCCGTGTGCGGCTAATCAGTGTTGTATAGAATAGCCCCAAGGAGGTAGCCATGGCTAAGTTCTACACCGGTCGTGATGGCAGTTTGCTGCTGGACGGCGTGACCCAGGCCAAGGTGACCTCGTGGTCATTTTCGTCTGACCTAGAAACACTAGAAACCACGACACTGGGCGAGTCCCACCGCTCGTACACTCCCGGAGTCCAGGGCGCCAGCGGCAGCGCAACACTTCTGTATTACAAAGCAGACGACGGTAGCAACGACGCTGGCGACCTACTCAAAAAACTGATCAACACAAATACGGCCGGCGTCAGCGATGCCGATACCGTTCTGTTTACTTTGCGCTATGCAAACGGTGATAACTTTAACGACATCAAATTCAACGCCTACATAACCGGGGCAAGTCTTGGCTCGAACGTAGGTGAAGTTGCATCTGCTCAGATCAACTTTCAAGTAACGGGTACGCTAGCCGAGGCAAGTCTGTAATGGCCATTTACCTTGGAAGCGCGGGGAGCATTGAGCTTATTCGCAAGTCTCTTCAAGAAGAAAAATTATCTGTAGTAAACCCGGGCGACGTAAACGTAACCCGGAAAAGATTCAGTTTTGACTTCGAGGAAGGCTCATTCCTTACCGGCGACTTCATCACTATCACGTCCACTACAGACGTACCTCTTTCTTTCATCGGCATTGACGGCTGGCGCGATGGCAACGTCCACTCCAGCGGCAACTGGTACATCTTTGTTGACGAAATCGGCGGCATCCGCCTCTACAACACTTTTAACGAAAGCCTAGAAGGCGACAGTGCCGCCGCCATCAGCCTGGTAGACATCACCGCAGATATCCCAATTTCTGTCACCGTAAAAGATAGCGCAGGCAGAATACTGGGTTGCGTGATTCAATATGAATTGAACACGAATAGAGAAGCGATTGATGTTACTACTCTTTCTGACTCTTATCGTGAACAATACAGTTCGCTCATAACTGGCAGCGGTCAGCTTACGGCCCAGTGGGACTATAAAAATGAAAGCAACGAAGAAACTGTCAACTATCTTATGCAGTTAGCCTTGCGCACGGAAATTGGTGGAATTTTTGGCGCCAAATTTTATTTAAAAAGCGAGGGAGCCGCCCCCTCGGCCGGTGATTTTGCCGATAGCCAATTAAATGATTCTATTTGGTGGGAGTTTGACGCTCTAATTACTAATAGCGCAACAAATTTTGCGACAAATCAGATTATCGTTTCCACGGTTAACTTTGTGACCACTGGGGCGGTCAAGCTTAGGGCGCAAACTACGGTTCCCAGCAAGCTTCTGCAGGAGGACTCCGGCTTCATCTTGCTGGAGCAGGGCGGACTACTGGCTATTGCTGACGAGGATTAGAGCTAGACTGCTGGCATCTATCAGTTGGTTCGCAAGAGGTAGGCCGTGGCAGATCTTCGGATTAGTGAGCTAAATAGCCTGGCCTCGGCGGATGTGGCTTCCAATGATTTTCTGCCGATTGCTGATCGCTCTGCAAGCGAGACCAAAAAAGTAACCGTTGTTGATTTCCTTAATAAAGCAGTAACCCAGCTTTCTGACGACGTAATTCCAAGCGCAAAGATTTTATTTGATTCGCAGACAATCCCTGGCGGCGCATTTGTAAACGGTGCAGTAGGTAGCGATCAAATTGCCTCCAATGCAGTTGATTCAACCAAGCTTGCGAGCAACTCCAGCGCACAGCTTGTAACATCCCTGCCCGCCACTGGAGTGTTTGCCGGTCAGCTTGCAGTTGAAACGGAGACCAATAAAGCGTATGTCTGGGACGGCAGCACCTGGGTCAGCTTCAAGGCTGCTGGCTCGATCAACCAATTGGTTGCCACGACTTCCGGTCCAATTCAGATTTCTGTTGCGACGGTTGGCGACACAGCAACCCTTTCCGTAAATCCACAAGTCACACCAAGCGGCGGGATCTTCTTGGCTGGTCCCGCAGGTGGCGGCGGTGAAGTAAGCGGGCGAGCAATTGTCGGCTCCGATCTGCCAACTGCAAGCAACACCGCCAAGGGCGCCGTCATTGTGAACGGCGAAGGTCTGCGAGTAGACGGCGAAACACTGGAACTTGACAACGATGTCACCGCAACCAATATCTTTTCTGTCGTCACTCATAACGCGAAAGGTCTGGTAAACGGCAGTCGCGCAATTACCGCTGCCGATCTGCCCAGCGCAACAGCTAGCGCAACAGGTGCAGTTCAGCCCGGCACTGGTCTGAGTGTCACCAACGCTGGCGTACTAAATCACACAAATGCAGTCACAGCTGGCACTGCAACCAGGATTACGTTTGACGCGCAAGGCCATGTAACCAATGGCGGCACACTGACAGAGGACGACATTCCCGATATTCCAGCCGAAAAACTGACTTCGGGCGTGCTGGCTTCAGCCGTATTCGGCACCAACACAGTGCCTGGTTCCGCCATTGCGGACGCCGCGATAACTCAATTTGGCGGCCCAGGAACAACTGCTCAAGTCACAATCTTCCCGAGCGCAGATTTCAAAGGTCAGTTTTTCTACGACGTTGGCAGGAATGACCTTTACATCTGGGATGGCTCCGCTTGGATTCCGGTAACAGTAACCAGCGGCGAGCTTATCTTTGCCGGCGTCTACGACGCGGCAACAAACGAGATTCAATCAGTTAGCGCAGCCGGCGCAGGCTTGGGACTGAGCGCCGGAGACACGCTCCCGGAGCCAACCACGCAAAACAATCAGTATTACTTCGTTGTCGCAAACGTAGGGACAGGCGCAGGTACTTATGTACCAAGTATCGGCTTAGCGGCGCCTGACCAATTGCTTTCTGACGGTCAGAGCACAACGTGGCAGCTTATTGATATTTCTGCAACAATTACGGGCAACACAGCAGGCAGCGTTTCATTTACTCCGTTTAGCCTTATTCAAGCCACCGACGTTCAAGCGGCGGTCGAAGAGGTTTACAACGAAAGCGTAAGGACAACTGGTGCAACAATTACTGGCGCACTCGAGATCGGTGCTACTGGCAGTTTTCTCTTTGATGGCACGACTGCCAACTCAAACAAAACAACGCTTACGGTTGCCAACCCGACAGCAAACCGCACAATCACGCTACCAAATATAAGCGGCACCGTAATTACAACTGGTAGCACTGCATCAGTAACCAACAGCATGCTTGCCGGGAGCATTGCTTATAGCAAGCTAAACCTAGCCAGCTCAATTGTAAACACTGACATTGCCGCTGCTGCTGGCATCAACTACAGCAAACTCAACCTCGCTAGCTCAATCTCAAACGCGGATATTAGCTCAAGCGCGGCTATTGCATACAGCAAGCTCAACCTTGCGGGAAGTATTGGAAACGCAGACATCAGCGCTAGTGCGGCCATCGCAAAGTCCAAGTTAAACCTGACCGGCACTATCGGAAACGCGGATATTAGCTCAACCGCCGCGATTGCGGACACAAAGCTAAACACAATCACAACCGCTGGCAAGGTAAGCGGAAGCGCGATCACTAGTGGAACTATCGCTGGTTCGACTGCTATTAGCACTACCGGAAACATTTCAGCCGGAACAATTAGCGACAGCATTGGACCGGTAAGATCAATTCCTCAAAACAGCCAATCGGCGGCCTACACACTTCAAGCTAGCGACTCCGGCAAGTTTATCCGAATTACTGGCGGCAATAGCGTCACAATTCCACAGTCGGTATTCCAGATTGGTGATAACGTCACTATTTACAACGACAGCAACACCGCAACCATTCAAATCATCCAAGGAGCCGGCGCCACGGTTGTTACGGGTGGACAGACAACAACCGGTACAAGGACATTGGCGACAAATGGTGTGGCTACAATTCTTTGTGTAAACACGAATAAGTTTGTTATCACCGGCACAGGTATCACCTAATGTCTAACCAGGAAATGCTGCTGGGGGGCGGCTTTAGTGATGTCCCCCAATTCTCTGCAACCGGCGGCACAATCACAACCGTTGGCGCTGACACGGTACACACGTTTACCGGCAGCGGTACTTTCGTGCTTGAAAATCCACCACCTGGCTTTACTGTTCAGTATCTAGTTGTAGCTGGTGGCGGCAATAGCGGTTCACCATTTAACCGTGGCGGTGGCGGTGGTGGTGGAGGCGGAATTCGCCAAGGTACAGCTGGTCTTGCGGCTTCAGAGTATGTTGTAACAGTGGGCGGTGGAGGTGGAAACAACTCTTCTTTTGTATCTACAAACTTTTCTGTGGTTGCGACCGGCGGCGGTGTTGGCGGCGGCGCCTCGGGTAGTGGCGGCAGTGGCGGCTCTGGTGGGGGTGGGGGAACAACAAATGTAAATCCTCTTTCAGGGGGTTCAGGTGTAAGTGGGCAAGGTAATAGAGGCGGAAACGGTTTTGTTGTTACCTCTAGCGATGGCAACCAGAATAATTACGGCGGTGGCGGTGGCGGTGGAGCGGCCTCTGCTGGTCAAACTGGGCAATCAACCAGAGGAGGTACTGGTGGCAGTCCAGTTAGCAGCTCAATTACAGGCTCTTCTGTATTTTACGGTGGCGGAGGTGGCGGGTTTTTGTCTGGCAGTCTTTTTTCCGCTTCTATAGCTCCTGGCGGTGGCGGTGCAACAAATAGCGGCGCCGGTAATGGAGGCTACTCTTCGATAAACGGTAGGGTGGATGGAACACCTGGCTCTGCGAATCAGGGCGGCGGTGGCGGAGGAAACGGGAGTGGTAAGGCAGGTGGCTCCGGCATCGTCATCATCCGTTACACCACTCCAACACCCTGATGGCACACTT